CACAGTTACAACTCAGGGCAGCGACATTTCGACTAACGCTACTGATATTACAGCGTTGGAAACTACGGTTAACAATCCCACTAGCGGTGTAGCGGCTTCGGCCAGCGGGCTTACAGCGTTGGAAACCACAGTTACAACTCAGGGCAGCGACATTTCGACTAACGCTACTGATATTACAGCGTTGGAATCTACGGTTAACAACCCCACTACGGGTGTAGCGGCGTCGGCAAGTGGCTTGAGCACACTTAGCACAACTGTAAGTAACCAAGGCGGTGCAATTACATCAAGTGCCAGTGACATCACAACGCTTAACACCACGGTTGGAAATAATAGCGCGTCCATCCAAAGCCACACAGGATCAATCAACGGCCTTAGCGCTGAGAATTACGTTAAGGTTGATGTGAACGGTAACGTCGCGGGTTACGGCATCTATGGATCTGCAACCGCTTCTGAGTTTGCTGTGAATGCAGGCGTATTTAAAATCGCAAATGGCTCCAGTTCAGTACAACCGTTCACCGTTATCACTGGTGCAGGCTTGGCAATTAGCGCTACGGGTACGCAATACACCGATAAAACTCAGGCTTGGCAGCAAGTAAACCACCCAACTGGAACATGGTTTGCTCCAGGTACTTATATCGATTCGGCAATGATTGCAGATGCGTCCATTGACTCCGCAAAGATAAGCAACCTTACAGTGGATATGGCGCAGGTTACTGGAGTGCTCACCGCTGCACAGGTCAGCGCGATTACTGTAACTGGCAGTATGATTGAAGCGGGAGCGTACTTAACATCACCGGTTATATACGGTGGCACGATCACAGCGGGCACCTCAATAACGTCCCCTGTAATCAATGGCGGTACTATCACAGGTTCATTAATACTATCTGGGTCAACTGGACTTGCTACCGAAGCAGGTGGTTCACACTATGCATATGACGTGGGCGTGGCTATGGATGTGGCTAGCTCAGGAACGTCAAGCACTACGCGAGCGACAGGCACAATCAAACCGTACAACTACGGTAATACCTCAGTACCTAACCCTCCGCTAAAATCTCCCGCTTCTAATCTATGGCGTTACCGTAGACAGAATGTCAGCCCTGCTATATCAGGGTCGGTTTATATTGCCAACGTAGGTGGGTTAATAAATGGGCAAGGCCCAACGAACCACTGTGTCGTAACAGTTCGAGTTTTGGAGCGCGTGGGCGGCACCGTACTCGCGTCAAAAGCGTTCACTATCCAGTCATATTATACCCATGACGATTCAACACAGACGTTGAACCTTACGGGGAGCAATGGTGGTTTCAACTTTGCGCTCACGCATCAGTACCGCACCGAAACGGGCACCGACGGCTGCGGTACTGATTATTACCATCGCATGGTCCCTCATACGATGACGTTTACAGTTGCACCGGTGAGCACTGTCGCTTTTAACGACCCAGCGTCCACAGGTTTGGTGGCCGAAGTGGTTATAAGCAGTATCAACACTGCTAAAACAAGCGTTGGTACTCGCATGATTCGCATACAGGATAACGCCGACAATGACTATTAATACAAGCCCCGAAGGAGTCGCTACCTTTCGAGTAGAAGGGCTCCCTACTAAATTCAGAACCCGGTTAGAGCCTGTTTTTGGAGACCGTATAAGGAACCTTTCCTGTCTAGCCTCAGCTAGGTTGAACTTCACGACGTACTCTTTATATATCCAAGGGCTCTGCAGTAAGAGTCTGAAGAAGGAAGGGACAGTTATGGCGCTTTGTTACAGGCTGCAACTTGATATAGAGGCCGACACGATCGGCGAAGAAGTTTACTACTACGGTTATGGCTGTGACATCCCCGCAGAATATAGACCTTTCGGGGGGACACCTAATGATTCAGGTACGTCGATTTTTTATAGTGGCGACACCGTAATTAACACCTTACTGATCGACCTTTCAGGGTCAATACCGGCTGATGAGATTGGTCGTATTAGCACACTTACAGGCATTGGGGCGATCCCTGAGCATGCCGATTTCATTAGGGTTCGCTTCCAAGAAAATGTTTTGATCGACGCTGCTTATCACCATAGGGGAGGTGCTCTTGTTACCGCTAATTGATAATAATGTCGCGCCGTTTGGCATAGACACAGGTAGTTCAGAGGTCGTCGTCACAGGTTTTCGTGCAGGTTGCGGTAAATCACTGCTAGCCCATGCGACTGCATTGAGTTTCGTTCGTGCAGGATACAGCACTTGTGTTGTGCAAGCTCCAAACAAAGGAGTCCGGTCTAATGCGTTTACCCAGTTCATGCGCTTTGAGTTAGGTAAGACGGAAGAGTTGGCGTATGCCGTACTTACTGAAGACGACGATCGGTCAGCCTACGACAGAGTTGTCTACGACGGATTACCTCAGACAGCGCCGGCACTGCTCAAGTGTATCTACATCACGCCTGACTTTGCTGAAGACGTTGCCTTGGATATAACCTGTGCAGAGGCTCTTCGGTTTCGTTTAGCAGTCCAGTCAAAAATAGCTGAGCAATGGCCAGAGATCCAGATTGAGTTTGTCCCTTTAGGACGCTCTGCCGCAAACCCCCAAAGTGAACTACTCGCTAAGACAGATTGGATGGTCACTAGGGCATTGGAAGAACAATTCCTACAAGGCACTAAGATCGCTGAGTTGCGGAATTACATACGTCTAGCTCAATTAAGCGGCTGGGAGCCAGGAACACGAATTTAAACCACCATAACCCACAAAGGTAAGATCTGTGTCACAGAAGAGACAACGTAATACCCAAGCAGCGCGTACAAAGTCCACTGAGAAATTTGCTGAAGAGCGCCAAAGGCCGCCATTGCAACCGAAGACACCGAACCAAGATAAGTACCTTAAAGCATTAAAGAATCCAAACTGCCCAGTGATCATTGCATCAGGTGTGGCAGGTTCAGGCAAGACCTATTTGGCGTGTGCTTACGCTGCTGATCAGTACATGCAGAACCGTGTACAGAAGATCATTTTATGTAGAGCTAACATTCCCACCGGGCGCAGTCTCGGTGCATTTAAAGGGGACAAAGACGACAAGATGTTGAACTGGGTCATGCCAATGGTTGATGTACTCAAGCAACGCATGGGAGCAGCGCGCTTCGACATCGCATTGAATAGCGGCAACATTGAGCTGCAGCCTTTAGAAACAATAAGAGGTCGTAGCTTTGGTGGTGAGAAAGAAGGCGCCATAGTCTTGATTGACGAAGCACAGCAAATGACTGTTGAAGAGATTAAAGCGGTCACCACACGAATCGGTGAGAACTGTATGTTAGTGCTTATGGGCGACTTAGCTCAGTCGGACATTAAGCAGACGTCAGGGCTGGGGGTTCTTATTACGCTACTAGCCAAGCACAACCTGCCGATTACAGTTGTCGACTTTGAGATCTCAGACATACAGCGCAGTGATACCTGTCGCATGTTTGTAGAGCTCTTCTATAAAGAGGGCATATAACATGGAAGCACTGTTTGAAGCATTGGCTTTTTTAGTAAAGGCAGCGACCATTGGTGGTATCACCGGTGTGGTCCTGGCTATCCTTGGGATCGTTCCCATTCAGTTCAACCGGTACATTGAGATCCATGTAGATGAGGCCGATAAGGCTACTAAAATCTTAAAATCTTGGGGGCTCAGTATAGAGGATATGGAAGAAGAGGAAGAGGGCGAATAGGGCTTAAAAAAGCTGGCAGGAATCCTGGCAAACCGACCGTAAACTACCGGTATTCACCTCGATTTTCCTGCCAGCTTTTTTATTAATTCGTTATAAATCAATGGTTTAAAGTTCAATATAGAAGATCGAGTCTCTCCGTCCGCACCATTTAACTCCTTGATTTATAAGGAGATTGTTTTAGATGCTGGCAAAATGCTGGCAATCGGTACTCAATCATGTACCTGCTCCTCGATTTGCTTCCTATATGCTTCCTCTAATTTAGACCCATGCTTTGCTCCTGTTTGTTGAATAAACCGAGCGTAATATTTTAGCGTGGTCGCACTGTCAGCATGGCCCATCTGTTTCGCAATATAAGTCAGATCTTCCCCAACTTGTAACATTGTTGATGCGTAAGTGTGTCGAGTTTGATAAGGCACTCTGTACCGCACTCCTGCTTTTTTTAAAGCGGAGATCCACTGTGCGCGTATTTTATTTGTCGTACTCCAAGGCAGACTTGTGAGTGGGTTCATAAACACAATGTCATTAGGTGGGGTGGCTCGATGAAAAGAATATTCTTTGTAAGCTAACAAGCACTGCATCGCAGGGTCGACAAGTTCAACTGTTCTAAAAGAAGATTGTGATTTAGGAGGTAGGAATTTGTGTGGGCTAGCATCTGTTAATACTTGATCTATTAAAACAGTAGTGCTGACAAAATTGACGCGGCTCCAGCATAGCCCTCGGATTTCTTCGGGGCGCAATCCTGTAAAAAACTGGAACATGAGCTGTAAGCCGAACTGTCTAGGTGCGGCTCTGATGATGGCGTCACGCTCTTCCCAAGAGAAAGGATCAATGCGCGTTGCCTCAGACTTTATAACGACCGTTTGTTTCTTCAGTTTCTTGCCGAGTAGGGGGTTTACAGCAATAATGCCTTCTTCTACCGCTTCATTGAGCGCATCACGCATTACAGCGATACGCTGAGAGCGAGTACTTGGCAGAACGTCCATTGCTAACGCCCAATCTTTAATCATGGGCCACGTTAATTCAGCCACGCGCACCTCAGCCAGTTTAGTATTGAGTACTTGGCCATGGATGATTCGATGGTAAAAGATGCGGGTGCCTACGCCGATGTTGTAGTTGGCATCAAGCCACTCTTTTAAAAAGGTGCCGAACGTGTACCGGCTTGAATAAAGCTTGGCTCTAGGTGAGTCAGGAAAGGTCGTTATGTAATCAAACGTTCCCGCTTTAATCGCTTCATTAATTTGAGCTAGGTGGACGTAACACCGTTTGAGGTTAGCGGGGGTGGGCTCAAGTTTGATCGTTTCGCGCTGGCGATCTTTGGGCGTTGGGTAGCGGAAGACAATTTCGATCGTACTTTTAGAGACTGCCCTGACGTTTGTAAACTGCTGCTTCGGTCTACCCATGCTTCGTACCCTCCAAGGCTGATTAGTATCCTGTTGTCGGGTGCTCTTGAGAATACCTCATTCTCTTGCCATACACCTTCGCTTATTTTAGATCGTATAGCGACTTCTGTGTAGCCAGACAACTCCGAAAACTTTCTGATTGTAACTCTATCTAACATCATCTTCATAGGACTCCACCAGTTTATTGAGATACCACGCTGCCTTTTCGGCATCCTCAGCGGTGTCCCATTTTTCCCTCCATAGGTATTTAATTACGGTCGCTTTGCAGTGGGCCCTGAATCCTTCTGGTCCTAGTGCAGCACGTATGGCATCGATGCATTCAACCCCTGTGTCGGATTGGTAATGGGCCGGTTTATTAACCATGTCTTCTTTCATAGTATTAGCTCTGCTTATATTGACATTCAAAAAAATAGCGGTCTATTTTTGTGGTGGGCCCTGGCCATGATCGAATTTGTTTACACCAAACGAAGTTTGCATGTCCGGAAACTGCGCTTCAAAAACACCAAAGACAGGACTCGTGTTTGCATAAGTGTCAGTGTGGATCAAATGCCAAAGCCACTCCCCACAATGCATCCACGCCATCTTTCGGCTTCGGTTATTGTTTAAATTAATTACCAACATTTAAAATTGAACCCCGCGAATCACACCACGAACGGTGATCGTTGGATCAGTCAAATCTATTGTGGTGCTTACACCGACAACTGTTGGGTGGTGAGTAATAACCTCATTACCATTGATACTACTAACGACACGGATTAAACAAGCGCCTTTCCCAATACGGACAAGAACTTGGTTACCTACTTCCCATTGTGTGAGAGGGTCGATGATTGCGTACTCGCCATGGTTGTAGCGGGGTGCGTATTCATCAGTATCAATCTCGACTGCAAATGCTTCTGAGATTGTGTGTGTCATAATTTTCGTTACCTTTCCTGACACGGGTTTCCCCGATAGGGTTAATGTAACTGGGATTTCAATACTCGTAGTGGGGCTGACAGCATGAAGAATCTTGTACTCCTGAAGACCTCCAACTAAAGCCCCAAGATCACAACGCAGTAAAGATGCTACGCTAAGGACCATCATAGGATTGATGGACACTGTACCGTTGAGCATTTGACTGAACATCGGTTGGGTTACCCCAAGCCGAACTGCCGCCTTTTGTTGTGTTAAGTCTATCCCAGACTTGTTTTTATTCGCTCTCCATACATTAGTGATCCTACGTGACATTTCTAATGAGTCACTTGAAATGCTTCTCTTTTGGGGCGGCGCTTTGGTTATAGTCATCTGTTTCCATCTCCATACAGATTTGTGTGAGCCAGCTTGCAATACCTTTGGCTGGGGTAAGGCTCAACATGTTTCTACTTATTCCATCGAGCCAATCATCCTTCCCAGTGAGGACGATACCTCCCTCTGGGCAACCTATAATACAAGCACAGCTTATCGAATGTCCAGACATTTTTATTAGCCAGGCTAATTGTTGTGCAGATAGGTTTGGTTTAATTACTGTGGTGC